TCAATCCGGGTAATAACTCGATTCGCTTAACTGATCAAGCGACCAAGGACAACTAGCAGGAAAAAGATCGTTACGCAGTCCTGTTTCATGCGCTGCTTTCATAACCGCATACTCATACGCATCCGAAAGTATGGCGTCAATTTCGGACTTGAGGCCGGGGTTCTGTTTAAGAACCTTTTGAAAGCTGAAGCGTTGCTCATCAATGGTGAACTTCCAGCTATTCCCGCGGCGACCTGGTTGATATTGCCATTTAAGCATGTGAACCAATAGCACGGTTAATCGACTTTCCAGTGCCCTTCTCTCGCTCCGGCCCATAGTTTCAACTTCCTCGATCAGGTTTTCAACGTCAAGTTCTGATAAGCGCCCCGACTTCAAAAGCGAAGCCTGCTGTTGCGTCCAGGTGTAGAAGTCGGTTTCGTAATTGGATGCTTTCATGATTTACCTACGCTGGCCATAAATTCAAGATGTTGTATCTTATCGCGTAAAGCTTGATTTTCGTTACGATATTTTGTGGCTTGGGCTTTGAAAGGGCGAACGGAACAGCGCAATTCTTCGATTTCTCGGGTTTGCCGTTCGGCGCGTTGCTGCATTAGTCTAGTTTGCTCACGCAAACCGTCCAATTCAAGTTGCAAACTAACCGCCCTGCTCTTCCAATCGATATCGCCATGATTTTTCGTTACAGTAACGGTTTTATTAGCATTACACAATTTAACCTTTTCACGGTAGACGCGTTGACGCTCAGCATTGGTCATTGCAGTACCGGTTACGGGACGGCCGCGACCGCGCTTGATAGGATGGGCGAAATGGAATAAATCGATGGTTTGACGATCGCATGAATCTTTCATAAATCCCCCTGTTTAAGTTGAATTTATTATAACGCGTTACGAAAAATATATCAAGTAATTTTCGTTACGCGTTACATTATATATGTATAAATTTTGGCACGTGTTTTGCGGTGGAGGAAAAAATAAATTTGACTTTCTAAAACACTGTATTTGCTATATAAAAAGTTGGCGCGTGGTTTGCTTATTGATGAGCTATCCCTTTTTATTTAGTTGGTTCAGCACTTGAAGCTATGACGGTCTGATTTTGCTGGTTTTCAACAGGCCTTGAACCGCGAAAAGGATTGAAATAATGACCAGCAACAAACTCAGTACAGAATTGTAGAGTTACTGGCACAGGAACAGATTGACGGCTATAACATTTGCACCAATCAGGAGTTTTGACACATCCGATCAAGTGTGGCGCCTGAGTGACCTGGTTGAAACTTGCATAAGCCGGAGCGGTAGAGGGTACAGAAGGATTTGTGGGCTTGAAATCAGGATAACCTGGAGATTGGAATCTATTCGTAGTTGGTGCGTTGATTAGGCCTGTCTTTGGAGTTTCTTTAAGTTCTGTTGTTTCACCTGGTTGAGTCTTGTTTTTCATGCGCTCATAGGTTCGATAAGATGCCCAAGAGACAATTACGGCAAGCAGAAGAAAGATATAAAGCGACAAAGGTCGACGCATACTTTGCTTAGTATGCAAACTCGCAGATTCATAGAGGCAGAATATCTTTTTTGGCAGCTTATAGGGGCGCTGAACAGCATCAGTGCGACGAGTTACGTCCTGCCTGCACTCTGGGAATTCATACTCTGTCCGGCCCGACCAGCTCGAAACCAAGTGGACATGGCGACCAACTAGCAACCGAATGTTGGAATGAAAAAGATGAGGACCTTGTGAGATAAGCCAGAAATCTAAACCGTTATGCCTATGAGTTTCGAGCCTCGATATATCGTCTGGCAACTTCTGTGCGCTGTTGGATGGCCTCCATATTCTCTGGACTTCATCGATGACTATCAACGAACCGTCTGTTACCCATTCAGGCCAGTTCTCAACATAATAACTTGTCAACCGCTGATCCTCCGGTATCGACTGGCACATATCGCAAAGAGGAGATGAACAATAGATTGGTTCATGCGCAATCTGTAGCTTTGGGATACCGTGAACGTAAACTTTACGCTGATGTGGCAATCGGGTTAACTCTTGAACTGTCCAAGCGGTTTTACCGGCACCTGGGGTGCCTGTTATCAAAGTGATCATTGAGAGAGACCTTTATTGACGAAGACGTTAGCGGACTTGAACAATGCTTTTGTAATGTAAGCACCGCCTATGATGCCAAGAGCCTGACCAACACCGGCAATAGATAAGACTGAAAGAACATTGACGGGCAATGCGTTGTAATGACTGCGAACCAGGTCTATTAACTGGTCAAATATCGCAGAAATACCCCCATAGGTAACGAGAGTTATTCCGAGCGCAGCAAGGACGCGGATAGCCATTGACCCCGCGACAGATACAAGAATATTGGCTAGAAAATTCATATAGAACCCCCAACGACTAAAGCGGCGGTTAGACCGGACATAACTAATATTACGGGCTTAAGAGAGGATGCGAACGTGCAAACAGGTTCCCAACTCCACGTGTAGGAAGTGCCGTGGACGGTGAACGATTGTGGAGATGGACAACTGGACGTTGTTTGAAATCCTGGAGCCTCCGTTATTGAACTTGGACCGACTGTACCGATTCCTGGAGATGCGTCCGGCGTGAAATCACCACTGGCTTTTTGGCATCCTATCGTGTCAGGATTCTTTTCGCAGTCGCCGCGAGTGTCACCGGATACACCGCCAGATGTTTGGCCAACACCATCACCAACGCCAATATTACCAGGAGTTTGAGTGGTAGTAACCGCACCATCAGAGCCAATAGTTGTAATTTTCGTTACGTCATTATGTCCAATAATATTATCCGATTTTGTATCGGTAGTCGTAACTGATCCGTCTAGGTTAGCGGTTTGGGTAATCTGTGAATCTATTTTGACATCAGAATTAACACACGCCTTAACCCCGCCATTATGTAAACATGCCTTTGTAGTTGTAGACCCTGTGCCACTTGAATTAACGCATACAGGAGCGCCATTAACCAACCCGCAATTTTTATCTGATTGTGAGTATATCTGGCCGTTTATTGTGCCAGTTCCAGGATCGACGCCGGCACTTGCATCAGGACAAACCTCAGCACCATTTACAATCCCGCAGTTTTTTGAAGAAGAAGGTTTAACGCATACCTCGACGCCATTAGAGCCAGTAACACATACTCCATTTTGAGCGGTTTTTGTTGAGGTTAAAGCTGGCTTACTCGGATTTGGAGTTTGCGCTTGCTCGCCGGTTGTAGGACAGTTTCCAGTTGATACGGCGTGATAATCGCAATAGTAATCCTCATTAGTTTCTTTCCAACATCTACCCGCAAAATCGTCAGGATAAACAAAATAAAATTCCTGACCGCCATGTAAAGGCTTAAACTCGTGAAATTTGCCAATATCAGCCTGCATAACACCCTCTGGACCAGTTCCCAAACCCTTATTCATCTTTACAGATATATCGCGATCTTCCCCGGCAGGAGGGCAAGAAGTAACGCAGGCACCGGTAACTTTATCAACAGTTTGACCAATAGGACATGTCGTTCCAACAGAACAGTAAATATAATATTTATCTGGACAACTATTTTGATATGTCATTCTGGTATTATTTCCAGCTCCAGAACAATAGGATAAATGCTGACCATAACCGGAATCGTTACCGGCGCACGAATAACCTTGATCGGTTTCGCACGAATTTAAGGCGTCAGCCCGTGCGGAAAAATACTGAATACTAGAAGGGCAAACAGACCAAGCATCGCATGACGCCCATGATAATATTAAAAATACTAGGGTTTTAAAATAATCCACGCGGCCCCCAGTATTGCCAATGTAATCATTATCAAATAGTAATCAGCAATCATAATAATAGCCTCATAAATCTGAACGCCCAAGCAGCAACACAACAACAAGCGACGAAAGCCCAACGTGCCACCACTAAATATTAATGTTTTCATGAATTGCCCCCGAATAATATCCAAGCTGAACCCATAATGCATATTGCTATTTGAATGATGTATATATCTGGAGTCATTTTATAAACCCCTACGCAATGATTTAATAGCCCATACGGAAGCCCATACCAGAAGAACTAACCACGACGATTCCGTTACATCAGAAACAGACAAACCAGTAAAATTGTGTTGATAACCAACAGAGGCGCATTCAGGATAGGTTCTAATCAAATTGTAACTAGTGCCTGAGCTAGTATTAATTGATAGGGTAACCGTTGATCCTACGACTACATAAGAAACAGGAACCGCAGCACCACTGACAGATAAGCTAGACGCGCTTGAAATTTCAGCGTCAGCGGCCTCTTCAATACTCGAATAGCAATAACCCTGGTATAGATTCATTTTTCACCCCACAAAAAAGGGGAATGGCGGTGACCATCCCCCTTGTTGATTCAATCGACGCGATTAAAGAGCGCGACGAATGAACTTGAAGGCGGCGATAGCGATGATTACGCCGAGCACAACGCCGGCAATGGTGACGCCATCGGTTTTCGCATCGGCCAAGGCGGTGGTAACGTCAGCAGGAACAGCAGCCTGAGCAGAGGCAATACCCGCAGCAGTAACAGCAACAACTTGACCAGCAATTTTTTTCAGGTTCATTTTATATCTCCAAAAGGATTGATTAAGGGTTTAACCGGTAGCCGACCGGTGGCGGATTCACAAGGAATAGGGTTTAGCCAGTGGTACCCGTTTTGCCGAACAACGGCGCAGAACCCTTAGCGGGAGTTTCAGTAGACTTGTCATACACGGGCGGTTTTTCAACGGTTTGAAGAACGGGCTTAACGCCGCCCCGTGATTCACCAGGGAAAAACCAAGTAACTTGATTACCGTTACCCATGCAGCCTAAGTTCAAAGTAACGAACTTGCCCATACCGCGCATTTCATCCAACTGACGATGTACACCGATTTCGAGATGTTCTTTTTTAAGCGTGGCAACTTCGGAACGTTTCTCGCCAGGGAATTTAAAAGTGACATTGACGCCAGGAAGAGGCTTTTGCTTTTGCGGGTCGTCCCTGTCGAAATACGTGGTTTCTTCAAGATCGAGGATTTTAATATCTTGGATACGTGGCATTTTTGCACCTATGCAGCTAATGAAAAGAGATGTGACCAGGATTCAACATTCTGGGATTCGATAATACGACGACGAAACGAAACAACATTACCGGCAGATATGTCGGCATCGCCTAAACCAGCATCACGCAAAACCTTTAAATGACGATACCAAGTCGGCTTGGAATGCAATGATTTTGCGGTTTCCCATCCATGCTCACGAATAAGCAGAAAACAGGCATAAGCGGAAGCAGCCCGAGAAGGCGTAGAAGCGGCGGCATTTATACGTTGCCGAACGTCATCGTTCTTTGTCATGGCAGAATCTCCAATCATGCGGAAAAAATAACTTTCCCATTCTTTAATAAGGTCTTGTCTGGTCAAGAGAAACCACGGAACGCCAGCGCGTTCGCGTAACCATTGAGCGCCTAACTTAAGTTCTAAGCGTAAAAGGCGGTCTATCAATTTTTGTTCATCCATGTTGTACATCCGCCCCGAGTAATCTTCCTTTTTGAGCTGATATCGGATATGCGGCCCCTTGGCATAAGCCTTTCCTGATCGTAAGCGGGACTTATGCGACCAATAAACAGTATCGCCTGCTTGCTGGCTCACTCGATATCGACCGCCTTCGCAATTGCGAAGGATTCGAAGGGCCTCACGGACGGCCTCCAAGGAATCAAGCAAAAGATTTCCGGTAACGTCGATCCGAGTAACATTCCAACAAGAATCAGAAAATGACAAAGGAATCTCCAGCTTTTGAGATACGAAAGCGGCCATTCTTTGAACACAGCCCGACAAATCTAGAGCGGCGCTTGCGCCTTCACCGAAGACCGCATCACCCGAACCGCAAAGACGGGCGGGGCTTCCCTGTATCCAGAGAGCATCAGAACCGACACGGAAAGCGATTTGATGGGAATCGGAACGCACAGACTCCCAGGCGGCGGTTTCATAAACGACCGAATCTCGGTCAATGAGGAAGAAACAATCATCACTGCCATGCGATACCTCAGTAGGTTTGAATCTCATAACGCGCTCAGTCAACAAGCGGAGTTTTTGCCAATAATCGGTGCCGATTGTGTCCATAGAGACATAAGCGGTAACCCAATCGACTAGCATGATTTTTCATGGTTAGTATCACCCGTGAGACTAAGTGCCCGTGTTACAGGTACGGGCACTTCAAAATCCAAGCCATCCACGCCGGCCGGCAAGCCGGCCTGCGTGTCTGTCTCGGATTTTTCAATATTTACGACATGAACCAAAGAAGCTTTTCTTCTCGCCTGTTCGTTCGCCCATGACCGCTCGATTTTGACTTGCAAAGTCGTTTTCAAAGGCGCGTCAACACCGTTGAAATAATCGCCGTACAAGATTTTTTGATGTTGCTCTGGAGTCAGGGCAAAATTGCTCATTAAGTGAAATGACATTAGTTAACCCCTTTGAGCAAACGAGAGCGACGAACAGCACGGCTAAAAGCGCGGTCCTTTGCGTGTTTCATGCGATCGCGACGAGTAATCGACATTGAAAAATAATCGGATTCGAGTTTGCGAGTAATCCGGCGGAAAAGCATGTCGGCTTGGCGTTCGAGTGCGTTCATTAGTTGCCCCCCCTGCCCGATTACGGCCGACTGGTCAGGGGAGCGGCCAGCGTCGGCCGGAAATGACGGAACGGTCAAATAATGAACATAAAAACGCCGAGCATAACGACAATAAGCGCGAAGAATTGCCGGATAAAGACGGCAAGAAGGATAAGCGGCGCGGATCGCGGGAATTTTGAGCCGATCAAGCAGGGCTTCCGCGTCTAAAACAAGTTGATAATCGTTCATTGGCTGGCCTCAATGATGTTTAAAAAATGGTTAATTCACGATTAACCGTCAATCACAGATTAACCTTGTTTTTTAAAAAATCAAGTGTACAGTTAATTTCAAATTAACCCGGAGGCACGGAAATGAAAACGATTACGGCATATGTCGATGATTTAAAAGAAATTACAGGCAGCGACTATGCAACAGCAAAAAGAATGGGCGTCCGCAAAGAATGCGTGTCAGTGATACGAAAAAACGGAAGGGTAAGCGATGAAGCGGCAATAAAAATGGCCGAAATTTTAGAGATAGACCCTAGCGAAATATTAATAGCGGCGGCGATAGCCAGAAGCGAAGGAGAGACAAAAAAGGCGTGGATTGCCTTGTCAAAACGGGCAGGAATAGCGGCGACGATTGTGCTAACGACATCGTTAATGTCGTCGTTCTATGAGCTGAAATCGGATAATTTCAACTGTCAGAAATATACATTATGCGAAGTCTCGGATACCACGTTAAAGATCGACCCTTAAGCGCCTTGCGCCTGTAGACGTTACGACTGGCACACCCGCAAGGTTTATAAAAGCGGTTGATAATAAAAAGCAGTCTATCTCAGTCAGAAAAGCCCGAAATCCCTTGTTACGCCGGGTTCAACGTTCCAAGCTTCGCTCAAGGTTCTTTTCCGGCTATATCCGACCGGAAAAGCGCCGGTCGGATGCTCGACTTCCTGTCTCGCGTGGGCAGCCTAACGCCACCGCACGAAACCGGCTACCCAGGCAGCACGGCCCGCCATTTGCCATCATAGCGTTGCGCCCGGATACCCGCCTTAACGGCATTGGTCAATGAGCCATAGTCCGACTTAAGCTGACGCTGAACGTCTTTTGGCACGCGTTCCAAAGACCGTAACGCGTCTTTATCGAAAGGCAC